CCTGTCCCTCCTGCCCCAATATTTGCAGTTGGTGTTCCAACTTGCATGCCACCTAATGAACCAGTATAAGCTGCGTCTGCAGCTATTTGTTGCTTCAAGCCGTCGCCCACAGGAACTGTAGCACCTGGCATATTTGCCACAGCACTTTCTAAACCCATACCACTATAACCACCTAAACCACCAGATAATCCCCCTGCAAGAACATCTTCCCCTGACATTGCCGCGAGTCCTGCGCCTGTCGCGGCACCTGCGGTAATTGCAGAAGCAGTCGCTGTTCCTGCTCCTAAAAATGGAGTTGCTGCTCCCCCAGTAAAGTATCCTACTGCTATTGGTAAGGCTGATTTAAACATATTACCCAAACTAAATGCTTCAGGGTATCCTGTCATTGGGTTTGTAGTTAGCGAAGTGCCATTGGCTTGAGCAAGTTGTTGTAGACCCGCTACTTCTTGAGGCTGCATATGTACTAGAGTTGAGTCGCCACCACGACCTAAAGAAGCTAAGCCTTGCGCTTGATTAACAGTACCACCTTGTGCATATCCCATACCACCGCCCATCATTCTTTGAGCTGCTTGTTGTTGAGGTAAGGCATAGCTACCTGTGTTTCTTGGATATAAATAAGGATAGTCTTCTTGATATTCTCTATTCACTTGATAGTCTTCCATTCTATCTTGGCGGTTACCTTGCATCATACTGCGCCTTGCTCTTTCTTGTTGTTCGCCTATAGAGTATTGACGAGCATCATTTGGTATAGATGTAAGTTGAACATCTTCATTTACTCTTATTTGATCTGGTCTCACAGTAACGTCTTCCTTTATAGTTTCCCGGTAAGGGGTAATTGTTTGATCAGGAGGTAACTCAACCGTCCCTAAATTTCGTGGTGCATTTGGTAAGTTCTGGTTTGCATAATTACTCTGCATTGGGTTAAACATTTGTTGTTCTAATTGTTTAAACCCCGTAGGTCTTTGCTCTACAACTTCTTGTGTTTCTGTGACTACTTCTTCTTGTGGCATTAGGCCCGCTATAATATTGTCATCCCCGCCTGCCACCATGTTTTGAGCCTTTTCATAATTGCTCAAGTTAGATTGTTTTCCGGGCTTGTAATCTGCTTGGTTCCTAATAGCTTGAGTAAAATCATTTACTCTTGTCGGAGTTTGCTTTGCCCAATCTGATTCAGTACCACTTCCTTCACTTGTGAATTTTATTTCTTCAACAGCGCCTTCATAATTTCCACTTTGCAAATTCTTCCATGCAGTTGGAAACTTAGTTGTCCATCCTGTACCTAATTGAAAATTAACGCTTATTAAACTTTCTTCAAAATTAGGGTCTACTGCCAATCCCTTGGCTCTCATTTGATCTGCTTGTGTTTTAGCTGCAGTTTCTGCCTTAGCTAAATCTTCTTTTAGCCACTTGTCAACTTGAGCTTTAGGAATTTTAGTTCCTGTAGGATAAAGCTTTTGCTCATCTTTAGTTAATAGATGACCTACTCCGGCTGTAGGCTTTTTAAGGCTGTCTAAATAACTTTCGTATATAACTCCTTCTCGGTCTTTTATGTGTGCTAAAACTTTTTTAGATGCCATTATTTTACCCTAGGTGCATTATAAAGATTAACAGGAGGAATCTTTAAATTACCCCATTCTATATTGTCTAATAATATCATGTATATGCCCATATATAAACCGTTTTATACGGCTTCAGCTCCTGATATAGTGATGGTTAAATTAGTCCCGTTTGATAAAACTTGTATGGTATCTCCGGGGTCTGTTATCTGTAATCCTGACCAATGCAAATACTCTTGTTTTGCTACTGAATAAGTGCCTATAAGCTCATTGCCAGACGCAGCAATTCCACCCGCTGCTACTATGTGAATAGAAATAGTTCCTGCACTTCCAGAAGCACCGCTGTGATTAGTCACCATAATGTCTTTAATATAAGTACGTGTGTTAGCAGGTGTTTCATACACAATAGCTGCAGTTGCAGTAACAGCTGCTTGCCCTAATTTTTTACCTGTTAGTTCTAAAAATTCACCTGACATTATATTCCCATCCAATGCATTACATTGTTAGTGTGTAAGTTTTTAATCTCATCTAAGTGTGCTTTATCTAGTTGTGCAAAGTATAACCTTAGCTGATTCTGTAGTTGGTTCTGTTGGTTTTCACTATACTCTATAGGAGGTAGGACTAAATTAGGTGATTTAGGTTGTACGACGTGTGACATATTATCCCCTTAGTCCATCTGGTTTAGCATCGACTCTTGTATCACCGAGTTGCCATTGCGTGCCTAGAGTATCTGATGATATTTTAAAGTTCATTTGTCGTCCTCGTGCTCTTATAAATACTTGATTTGTATATTGGTCTATTGTCGCTGCTGTTGTTGTAACACCTCTAGTTAATGTTGCTCCCGCTACATCCGTAGTTTGTGTTGCTGCTCCTGGAAACTTACTAACTGCAACTGCCATATCTACTGCTGGCGTTAATGTTGCTCCTGTTACAGGGTTAACAGTTTGTGATGTAGTAAAGTCTACATCAGGAATGACACGCTTTGTTAACATATAAAACTCACCATCAGCTATATCCATAAAGGCAGACTCAATATATGCATTAATTGCAAGAGGCGCTGCACCTAAAGGTTGTCCGTCGTTAGGGCCATTCTCATGTGAGTATATATACCCCCCTGAAGTAGCTAGTGCATATTGATTAACTCCAGCATCTACCCAAGTTGTTCTGTTAAGTTGTCCATAATACCAAATATCATCACGGTAGTTGTAGATTACATAACGATCAATTACAGCCGAAGGTGTTGCTCCACCAGAACAATAGAACCATACGACCTCATTAAATTCTTTATTAGTACCACCATAAACAAGTTGACTTTGTTCTCTATTAATATCTTCAAATATATATCTTAATAAAGGACACTTAAGAACATTAACTCGACCATCATATACAAAGAAGTTATCCGTTCCCATCCAATACATATTGTTGTTAACACTTGCCCAAGCATTAGGGCCCATAATGTTAGTGTCATTAGATAAAAGTTGTAGTCCAAACACTTCAGCCGTACCTAAAAATTGTAGTGTGCTTAGTGAAGTATCAGTCCATATAAGAGTTTCTTGTCTTACGTTAGCACCGGTAACAATTTTAGAACCTTCTTTAACAAATAAGAAACCAGCAGTATTAGCAAGTTCAGGTTTCCATACTTCTGGTTTAGGTCCTATATCTGCATTAACGTCAGCCCATCTAATTAACATTGGATCAAATGCGCCAGCTGAATAATTAATGTATTCATAACTTCCTACAACAGAGGCAGGAGATGTAGTAGCTGCTGGTAATGTATATGTAAAAGTAGTCGTGCTAGTTACTGTAATTTGATAGGTACCTGAATAAGCAGTTGTTGTTTGTCCAGATAGACTTACCCAATCATTAGTAGCTAATCCATGAGCACTTCCAGTAGTTACAGTAGCTGTCGTTGTAGAACTTGTAATACTTGAAATAGTAGCACCTGCAGTAGCTGTTTCGCTATATGCACTAGCACCTAGACATAGTAAGTGTCCACTAGGTGCAAAAAGTATTTTTTCATTTTCAGCGGGTACTGCAATTGAACCAGCTAAAGAACTTAATAATACAGCTCTATTACCAAAACTTGCACTGTAAGTCCAGTAATAAATAGCTCCTTGATTGTTTAAATTAAATATAAGGTCGTTGTTAAAGTTGTCCATAAAGACAAGACGCACATTAGTAATAGCTGGAAGAACTGAAGCACCACCCCATGTTCCTCGACTCCATGTACCTGCACCCCAACCATATCCTACAATAGAAGAGTCTGCACCAATATTAATCTGGAAAGCCGCAGTAATACTTGTGCCACCCCCTGTAGCTACTGAAGTCGCTGTTCCAGCGGTCTCAATAGTAAATGTATTTGCATCTATTACCGTTACTTCAAACTCTATATTAAGTTGTGGGGCTGTAATACCACCGACTGCGACTGCACCACTAAAAGTAACATAATCACCTGTAGTAGCACCGTGTCCAGTAAGTGTTACTAAGACTTGACCTTCAGTGCCTGCAGTGGTGTTAGTAGTAAAACAGTTGTCTGTGGAGGGAGTAGTTGAAGTAGTAAATGTAGCTCGTATAGGAGTTATATCATAAAGAGTTGTACCGGCACGAATGTAGATTTTTTTAGTAGTAGCTAAGCCTGCTATCCCTGCACCTGTATCTATAGCATAAACAAATAGTTTGACCGCTTCTCCTACATATTGATCAAAGGTTTCAGCTTGCCAACCACCTATTTTTTCAGCAAAACCTTCTCTAAATCGTATTAAGTTACCATCATACCAACCGCCCATTTGAGCAAGATCAGTTTTATCTCGGTTTATGCCAGGTCTAAATTTTAATTTACTAAGTGGCATGTAATTCCTTTTCCATGAATAGTGCGTGTTCTGCTAATCGTCTTCTAATTAATCCTTTGAGCTTACGTCCTCCAGCATAACAATACTTTAAAAGAACTTCACCAGCTCTCTTTTTATCACCACGCACAAAAGCCGAACGAACTGTACTCCTTTGAAAGCATCCCAAGCCAAGATTAAAGCTAAAGCTAACAAGAGCATCAAACTCAGATTGATTTGGTTGTTTAGGATGTAGTAGACGAATAACTCCATTTTCAAATTTCTTTAAGTCATTTTTTAGTAAGTTATTTATTTCGTCATTTGAAAGAGTGCGATCCCATGAAGAAAGTAGTTCATCATCATAACTAATAAGATGACCAACACCGACAGTCCAATAGCCCGCAGGGCATCTATAAGGTGTGGCATGTACTCCTTCAAAATACTTTATGAGGGTTATACCCTTTTCTGATGTATTCACTTATTTTTCCCAATGTCTAGACCCAAACCAAAAGCCAATAATAGACGCTAGAATAGCCATTTCTTCGTTACTAAATATAATGTGCATAGCTTCTGCATAATTATGTCCTGATGAAATAGCCCAGTATAATCCTACAAAATCGACCACCAAAAGAATAATAACAAAAATATAGGTGATAATGGGGCGAACACTAGCACGAAGATTAATAACCCAAGTAGATGCCCCTTCTGCAGACGCTTCGTCGTTTTTATATAACGCCACTCTTTCTTGGGTGTATGTATCCATGCTAACTTGTTCGGTTTTAAGTTCTTCAATTTTTTCCTGTGAAGCAAAACCTTTTTCTGCCATTGCCAAACTTCTTTGCATTTCAATTTTAGCCATCTCACGTTCATGATTCTGATCGCCCTTTTGTTCAAAAAACTTTAATACACTAGGAAGTCCTGATGTAGCAAAGCCTAATATTCCCGATAAAATGCTTAACATACTTTCTCCTTATTTTGCTTCTTCTGGTGTGTTACCTTCTGCTACCCATTCTAGGTATTCTTGGTAGTCTGTGTTGTCAGGTGAAAATGGGATAATATATTCTTGATTATCTTTAACTAATTTAATGCAATCAGCTTCAGTTCCATCAAAATTTAAAAGTTTTTTGTATTTAATCATTTATAGCTCCGAATTTAATTCAACATAAGCAGCTGCATTATTGTTGGCGTTCCAAAGTCCTGCATTTCCAGCCGTCAATCCAGACGAAACATTCACTGGTATAAAAGCACTATCTTTTCCTAGATAACTTGTACCTATTGAGGCGGTTGCAATTTGAGATTGGATGTTTATTCCAGTATTGCTTTGAGTTAAAGTTGGTGATGCTCTCATAGTTGTTGTATATTTTAATGCACAAATCATTTGGGTTGTAGTTGTGCATAACCCTGTTGCAAAAGCAGTGTATGACGCATCTGATACAAATCTTTGATAATACCTCTGACACAAAGCTAACTGTTGTCCGTATTGTAGGTGTTCAAATGGTGTCGCAGTTGTATTTACTTCTAGCTGTACGCCTGTAAATTGTATAGTTGCTGAACCTGTAGCTAATAAATTTGTAGCTCCTGTAGCACCTAATACTGGTCCTGCTCCCCAAGAACCTACTGTTTTTGAATAAGTAGTTCCAACACCTAAAGCTAGGTTTAACCATAACCCTGTGCCAGTAGTTTTATCCCAAGTTCCTGTAGTATCTCCAGTTAAGGTTACTGTTTTGTACTCCCATGTACTAGCAGAGGATATAGTATAGTTAAAAGCATACCCTCTAGCTTCACTAGAGTTTTGAATACCCCCACCAAAAGTTCCAGTTACTGAAGATTTAACCCAAAAAGATAATGTAATAGTTTCAGGACTAGCAGTTCCAAAATTTAAATCTGCAACATTGTACCCTTCAATTTTATGTTTTAGCATAAAATAATCAGTTGCACCAAGACTAACTGTTGCTAATACTGTTGCTTTTATTGAGTTATAAAAACCACTAGGAGCATCAACGACTTGTTGTACAGAATATTTACTTGATTGTGAAAGACCTGTTTGCCATCTATCTAATGTATATATATTATTTCCTGGAGTAGTAACGCTACCACTATTTCTCTGGTCAATAGTCATATTACCATTGATGATAAGGTTCTTACCTACAGGAGCAGAGGGTTGTAATGAGCCATCATTATATGTAATTCCATTAGTTCCGTTAATAGCTACACTCATTATTTATCTCCCTTTGGATACTTAGCTTTGACTTCTTTTATATGGTCAAGCCATGTTTCTGTACCATTTTGTAAATCATGGTATTTCATATCTAGTTGTTCAGCTAGTGGAGCGTAGGCTGCTTTGCGGTTTCTTGCGTAGGCTTGGGAGTCATAGACTGCTTGGAGTCTAATAACTTCAGCATCTATTTCTGCTTGGGTAGGTTCTGTTTGTACATCATCTAGCCATTCTATTTCAGCATTATCTCTAACTACACATCCTGCATTAGGTCTTAGACTTTGTATCGCTGTCATTATTGTAATCATCCTGCTATCTCCATTAATGTAATTGACGACCTATCTGTGTCAAAATTAATTATAACCTGAGCTGCATTATTCTGACTAGCAAACTGTGTTTTATAGGTTACTGCACTAGTTGTGGCAGGGGAGTCTATGACGTTGTAAGCAACTACTCCTGTTTCCGTTACACTTGTTCCCGTATTCCCTGCTCGTTTGTTAATAACACCAAGATCAGTAGCCCCCCTAAACAACTTTAACATTAAAGAGGTATCAGAAGTATATTTCCTCCATGCCTGTGTAATGAGTACTAGAATTGTGCTACTAGTACTTGTTGGGGTTATGGTTGCAGTCAAAGAGGTATCTGCGTATGTACTTGTTGAATTAGATGTACTTGTTGCGTTTGTTGCATTAACAACCTGTAATACATTCCCCGTTTTAGGTGCAGTATCTGTCAGCACTGTCCCTGTACTTGCAGGTAATGTAAGTGTATTAGTTCCTGCTACTGCGGGAGCTGCAACTGTAATAGCTCCAGAGGTGTTTCCTGTTAATACTATATCAGCCATTATGTTAATTCCTTATTTGTTGGTTTACTTAATGTAGGATGTTCCCATTTTGCTATGTAGTCACCACGACCATCACTGTCGTTTTGTAGTGTAATATCTCCCATTGCAAAATCATAATCTGCTAACTCTGGGTATAGTGCTATTATTTTTTCATATAGATTCATTATGCAGCCCTCGCTAGAAAACCATCAAAAAACATTAAACTTGAACTACCTGAACCAATAGTTTGTCCACCTCCATCATACGCATACATTTCTAAATAATCAGTAGTACCATTCATATTTACTAAAGCAGACCCTGATAACATTGCTAATCCACTTTGTGTTCCAGCTAATCTACTTAATACACTACCATTTTTATATAACAAAATAAACCCATTGTTTGCTCCTTGATAATATATACCAACATTAATTTGATAATATCCTGCTACTGTAGGAGTAAACCGATAGTTTGTTGTAGAGTCAAAATTGGAGTTAGTATCAAAATTTTCACTATTAAACACTACTTTTGTTATTGTAGCAGCAGATACTGCTTGTGTTCCTGCATTGTAAGCACTAAACGCTGGACCAGTAGATGCTATTAACTTACCACTTGCCATTGTAAGACCAGTACTATCTACTGTAGCAATTGTTGTTCCAGCACTCTGTAATTGTATCTCACCCGATGTATCAGAGGTTAGTTTTAATCCGTTACTTGTATCTGCATTTATTATTGTAGCCATATTATAATATCACCCATCGTTGTCCAGAAGGAATAGTAACTGTCTTTGTGGCTGCTATAGTTATAGGCCCTACTGACATACCATTCGATCCTGCTGTTATTGTATAATTTTCTGAAACATT